TGTTCTGTCAACGGGTTCCACTCGACTTCCTCAACGCGCAATTCAACATCAATGTCATACTTTTCAGAATAGACTTCCACCGTGTCATACATACCGAAGAAAGTATCAGTCGTAGCGTCCATAGCCGCCATATCAAGCGTGGCCGTGATTTTTTCATAAGCAACGCTAGGATGCTTCTCAAAGAAATCTTCCGCATCATCGTTCAAGTCTTCAACATCTTCATACTTATATTGATAGAGAATCTTCTCTTTAGTGTCCGGCGTGGTGTACGGTGTTTTGCGTTTACGCTTAGTAGGCTTGCGCTTACGCTTCACTTGGACCTTCTTGCGTTCTTCTAAGGTTTCGTTCTTAAACTCAACATAACGAGTCACAACAGGAAGACCATACTTCTCGACAGCAGGAGACACAATTGGCGTCCCATACTCTTTTGATTTATTGGTTTTTCGTTCGTCCTTCTCGTTCAAGTAGTCCGACATCACAGTCGTAAACGGAATAATACGCGTACAGAACTCATCTGTTTGTTCATACTTCAGTTTGAAGTGTTGCATCAAGGCGCTACCCTTACGAATAACTGCAGCTTTCTTCTTACCACGAACGGCACGGAAGATAATCCCATTAGTCGTAAACTCTTGCTCAGACCGTGTAATCTTCATAAGTGAGTTATCATCTGAGAACAGCACCGCATAAGCAGTAGAGTCCGCATATTTCTGTTTGACACTCACGCGTACATTATCAGTTGTAAGGCTTCCAGTATATGGAGCCGTCATCAAACCTTTGGCCTGGTTTAAGGCCGTTTGCAGTGGGACACCACCAAATTCATACTCAGGAATACTCCGGTCCATTACGTCTTGAATCGGCTTGGCCCTTGCTTCAACCTCAACTGTTTCTGATACCGTGTCCGGTTCGCATGTATGAATGTAGAATGGGATAGGTTTTTGCGTATGGTTAGGAGTAGTCTTAACGTAGTCCCCCTTCTTTAACCATTTAGCATTCAATCCGTTCATGTCATACTGGAACCTTAACTCTAGGTAGCCTGGACGCTCAGTCACAATTGGCCGGTCAGTGAAGTGTATCAGCTCACCTTTGCCATCCGTATTGAAGTTTGTTTCTGATTTGTCGTAGACATTGAACATCACAACGCCCTCCAATCAAGTGCTGCCATCATCGAGTAGTTAGCAGACCAAGTAATCACTTGCCCACTTTGGTAGCTAGGATAGGACTTATTCCTAGCCTCTTTGGTGTGAGACATATTCGTTTCGTTATACCCTTCTTTTAGGTATGAGCGCATGTGTAGAATATCTACAACCAGTTTCCCACTTGGCACACCCTTGTAAGAGTATTGAACACCGCCAAAACTGAACGACACATCACCACCTGGTCCGTCTAATGTTAGTACCAGGTGTAACTTCCCATAAGGAATAACGAATGAATCACCACGATTGACCGTAACATTCTCATTCTCGTGCCTTACTTGACGATACGGTTGTAACTTGAAAGTCAGTGTGACCGTATAACTATTGCCCAGGGCCACTGATTCTTCAATGTTGCTCATTTCAGATACAGTTCCTAGGAAAGTAGAATAAGGATGATTATAGAGTTCCAATGCTACTTGTGCTCCAATAAGAGAAGCTAAGTAAGCGCGTTTAGCTTCCATTTCTTCCTCATTAGCAGCATAGACCGATAGTTCTAGGTTGAATGGTGACCGTTCACCATACGAATCATGATCTATCGTATAGAAACCATCCCTACCAGGGACAATGTAGTAATCAGCAGACCGGCTAGGATAAGTCATAGCCGGTCTTTTTGATACTTTAATTCCTCTATCGTAGAGAGAGACGCCGTTGATAACAGCTTCACCGCGACGATATGTCTTCTTAATTGGTTTCAAACTTATAACAGCCATCTTATCCCTCCTTGATTACAAAGTTTTGCCCGTTTTTGCGAGCGAATCGGTTAATACTATCGACAATAGGTTCAATAATTGAATCAGCTTGACTCTTAGATAACTGAGATCCAATCGGGTTAACGGACAGGTTGAATACAAATGTATTGCCACCGTCAGCAACAGCATCACGTTTGTCCTGGAATGTATCAGGCATCTTAATCGTACTCAAAGCATCCAAGAAGGAACGATTAGTCCCCTCTGCATACTTAGGTAAGAAGTCAACAAACCGTGCTAGCATCTTGTTTCTGCTTGCGTCAGACATGAACCGACCAATACTTGGCCACACCTTGGTACCAATAGGCAAGTTATACAAAGTATCTCGGTCAGGAGATACCCCAAAACGACCGTCAGGCGTCAAGAACGGTTCACGTTTACCACCGTCACCCAGGATAGCCATACCACCATAGTGATATTGAGTACCAGACATCAGGCGCCGCCCAACATCTTCATGGTGAGTGTAAACATAGGTATGCGCCGTTTGCCCATCTAAGGACCACAGATAATTTTTCACAGACGAGATTACGCTACTAGCAAAGTCAGTCGCATTCAGTGGAGCGTTTGCCCCTTGTCCGAAATTAGACCTTGTGGCGTGCATCTGATCGCTTGCACCACTCAATTTTGCGCGTGTATCATCGGCATTAGTCTCAGTCTGAGCTTCAATAGCATTAGCACCATTTGCTCGACTGTCACCAATTATATCGTTCATCCGACTCAACTTAGCTTGAGTGTCTTCAGCATCCGTCTCAGTGTCAACATCAACACCTTCACTGTCAGCATTCTCAGCCGCATTCTTCAAGTTCTCTAACTTAGTCTTAGTATCGTCAGCATTAGTACTTGTCTTGGCTTCAACCGGAGACAGGCCTAACATGCTAGTCAACCAATAGAAAGCCAATGAAGATACGCTAGTCAAGGTTGCATCCGCGTTAGTGTTAGTAATCAAAGTCCGTGTATCACTGTCTGGGATAACACCCCAAGCAACTAACAAGTTGTGCATCTGCTGCTCAGCATCAGGTGCGTTAGTGTCAATGTTGGCGTACTTACTTCTGAATTCCTCATTGTTCCATAGCCCCATCTGTTCAATGGTTTTTTGAATGTCATCATGAGGTACTTCCATCTTCAAGACAGCAATCTTCTGTTCAAGCGACAAGTTTTGCCAAATACCCAATTCATACAAGGCGTTCTCCAATAAGTCAGCCCCATAGTATTTAGTTTTTAACTCTTGAACTTTAGGCTCAATCTGTTCCCAGGTAACGCCTAGACTTTCAAGTAAGGCATCAAATTGCTCCTTACCTTCCGTCTTGATTTTGGCTTGTTTTTCTTCCAACGTTAGGAAGTCCCATTCAGTCTTAGTCTCTAAGATCTTCTGAATCAATTCTTTAACGTTGCTATCAACGTGCGCATCCTTAGATAAGAGTTGCAAGTCATTCCAGGTTAGCCCCATCGTGTGGACCTTTTGGATGAATTCATCTAGTTGATCCGTAGATAAGGCCCCAGCAGTTGTCCCCTTCTCAGTTGCAAACGTATTGACCGCCTTATTCCATCTGAGCATAGCGGAAGATACCGCGTCACCCATTTCCTTGGAATAAGTGATAAGGTTCTTGATAGGCTCAGCAAATTTTTCAGCATTAGGCCCTTGTTCAAAGATTTTACGCACCTGTTCAACGGTAGTACCAGTAGCTTCTGCTACCCCTTGAAGGAAAGTCTCATACTCATGTTCATTCTGCATGAGTTGTTCTTTAGTCTTACCATTCTTTCTCAAATACAACTCTAGGGTTGCGCGAATGTTTTCTTCTTCCAACGCAAGCTTTCTAGCTAAGTGCGCCTTAGTGATAGCTTCCATCTGGGTATTGTACTGTTCTTCAGTAATCTTCCCAGCCTTTTTCATTGCGAATAAGGCGTCTTGTTGTTTCTGGTACAGAGTAGTTTCAGATTCTAACGCCTTATCAATGTAGTTGAATCTAGCCCCTAGTTCTTCCTCGGTCATTTGACTGAGGTTCTTAGTAAAGCTTGCATAGATTTCCTCATATTGTTGTGCGTTTTCTGCCAATGTCTCTGCATAATAACGCATCACCTTGTCAGACAAGGCCATAACTTCAGATTGGTATTCAGGTTTCAATACGCCTTCAGGATCCAATCCGCTTGTTTGAAGTTCTTGAATTCGTTTAACGGCATTCTCAGCTTCAGTAGCCTTGGCTTGAATATCCTTGACAGTCGCATCAAAGCTTTCTTTCAGAGCTTCTTGAACATCTTTAGGCAAGGCCTTGAAGTTCTCTTTGAGTTTCGCTACCTTTTCGTCACTCAGTTTTCTGATTTCCTCAGAAATACCAGATAGACTGGTTGCTAAACCATCCATGCTCATGCCTTTACCAATATTGCCAATTTCAACCGATACACCTTGGATATGCTCACGCATGGCCCTTAGTGATTCAGCTTGTTTCTGAGTGATACCGCTTATGTCAGGGAATTCCTTAGCCCTCGTGTAAGCATTCCAGGCTTCCTCACCCCATGTTTTCCAGGCGACATAGCCAAGCGCAAGAGCTGCAGTTACACCAGCAACACCTAGCACAACCGGGTTGAATGCTGCCCCCAACATGCCAATGCCACCCGTAATATCACCGGCTAGCATAGTAGCGAATGCACCGCTTAGCTTACCAACTCCAGTAAATAAGGTTCCTGTCATCTTAAGGAGGTTACCACCAGTCGTAATCAGTGATCCAAACATAGAGAGTACAGGCCCACCAACTAAGGCGAATGCCCCGAACGATACAATGTTCTTCTTAGTCGCATCATCCAAGTTACTAAACCACTTAGCAAAGTCTTGAACCTTACTTACTAACCCGTCAGAGTTGTTAATCAGATCATTGATAGCAGGTAACAAAGCATTACCAATCTGAACTGACAGAAGATAAGCATTGTTTTTAGCAATTTCCCATTGAGACTTAGTTGAGTTCAATTGTTCATTGTACTCTTTGTCTAAGGCAGTCCCTTCCTTGTAAGCCTCATTTGCTAAGTTTAAGGACTTATGTAGCACCTCGCTACCATTAGCAAGTTTCAGCAAGGTGTCACGCAAACGAACTTCCTTGATTTTCATCCCGTTTAGGACATCAACTACATCGCCACCCTCGGCCTTGATACGGGCTAACCCATCAATAAAGGCAGTAAAGGCAGCAGAACTACTTTGTTGATATAAGGACTTGAATTCTTCAGACGTCATGCCAGCCACTTTAGCGAAGTTTTCTAGCTTGTGGCCACCGGCAGACACAGCACTTGCCATGTTGACGAAGAATTTAGAAACCGCAGAACCCCCACGTTCAGCAGCAATACCTAACGAACTTAAGGCAGCAGAGATACCCAGAATGTCAGCTTCACTAACCCCTAAAGTATTCAATGTACCGACCAAAGCACTAGCCATCGACATGATTTCAGTTTCAGTCGTGGCAGAGTTGTTACCTAAGTGTACCAAGGCCGACCCGATACGCTCGATATTAGCAACCCCAGTACCTGTAACGTTGGTAAACCGCGCAATCGCATTGGATGCTTCCTCACTAGATAGCGAGGTAGCCGTACCAATCTTTGCCATTACCTGGGTGAAGCGGGCCAAGTCATCTTGTTTAACGCCTAATTGACCCGCAATAGACGCGAGGTTTTCTAATTCACCAACTGCAATCGGCATCGTGCGGCCCATTTGCATAATCTGCTCACTGAAAACTTTCATCTGTTCAGCAGATGCGCCAGTAGTCTTACGGACTTGAACCAATCCTGATTCATAATCAACCGCATTCTTAATGAAGTACCCACCGGCAGCAGATGCAATCACACCTAATTGAGTCAGACCGTTACCGACTTCTTTAACGCCACGACCAAGACCAACCATCTTATTGCCCACGTAATCAAAGCCACGCCCCATCTTGGTAGCCCAGCTATTCTCTGTATGCAATTGTTTTTGGAATTGGCTATACCGTTGGCTCAAGGCATACATTTCAGCCTTAAGGTTATTGATATTCCGTTCGTTCTGCTTGAAGGCAGTACTACTTTGTTTACCTGATTCAATCAGGCTTTGTTGACGTTGATTATACTGATCTAACAAGGCATTCATGCCTTGATACTCAGTCTTCATATTGTTTAAGGCTACACGCCCAGTACTCATGGCCCAACTATGGTCCTTCGTCATCTGAATACTGGTTCTCGTTGCCTTACCGAAAGAAGCAAGTTCGCGCTTGGCTGAAGCAATCCCACGGTCAAACTTCGTCCCATCAAAGGAAAGTTCAACAACCAATTGACCTGCTAGATTTTCCGCCATAAGTCACCGCCCTTTCTTTATCTTATACCTGGTCTATGAAGTACACTTCTTCCTCGGCCCCTAGTTCATCGTTAATGAGTTCTAAGGTTCGATAGAATGGCTGCTTGTCGATTGTACTAGCATCCCAATTGTACTTATCCATCAGGTACTTATAAGTCTGTTTAATAATGGTTAAGAGACTTACTTCCGACCAGTCGCGCTTACTTTTTTGGACTTTTTTTCAGCTACTTCCTTTTGATTAAAGGCCAGTTCAAAAATGTCTCTAGCCATTTGATATAGACCAGACGCACTAGGGAAGAAAGCCCCTTGAATGAATTCATCGTATGTAAACTGATCATTGAAGAAGGAAACAATAAGCTGAGCAGATAACTCCAAATCTTCTTGAGGCTTAAACAATTCAGCTCGTTCTTCTTCAGATAGAGTTTCATCCTCAATGTTGTCTTGAATCATTGCCATAGTAGCAGCAACCTGTTTGTCCAACCGTTCTTGCCATTCAAGCGCCAATCGCATAGTCTTGAAGTTGATTTCATTTTGGACGAACGTTTTAGTTTTGCCGCCAATTTTAATATCTAATTTCATGATGATTACTCCTTATAAATAAAGGACGGTATTACCCGCCCTTTCGATATTGAATGCCCTATGGCCCAACTTGGCCAGCAGGCGCACCAGGAGGTGTGCCCACTGGAGAAGCAGGACTAGGGCTTACGACTTTGCTATTTTCTTTGGACGACCTTCTTCTTCATCGTGTGTAGCAGTCTTGCCACCCAAGAGTTGGACCTTCTTGTACCAGTTGTCAACAACATCCTTGTTGTTGTCGTTACCTACTACTTGTTGCCCATAGCTAGCAGTGTGTTCACACAAAGCAGATACCGCAGTAATCTTAGGTGTTTGATAGTTGAGGTTTTCACCGCGAGTCTCGTAAGTTTCGTCAGGCAACATGAATTTAACCTTGTTAAGAACACGGTATTCTGTTGAGCCATCTGAACGAGGAGCCTCGAATAAGACAGCAACCCATGGCGCTTGATCATCAGGACCGACCGCAATCATCCCATTCTCGTCAATCTTGTGACCCAATAGAAGTGCTTGGTCTCCTAGTTCCAATTGGTTGATTTCAAATGATAAATCATACCCAGTTACAGATGAGTTAGATTCATCTAATGAGTCATCTGCATATAACTTACCTTCAGCAGTCTTAGGTTTAACATCAACCTTAATGTTTTTAGCTAATTGTAAGATTTTGTGGTATTCCAACGCTTCAGTGGTGTCTTTCTTTAAGACAGCAACAGCAAATTTCTTTAACCCAATACGTTTTGGCATGTAAAGTTCCTTCTTTCTTTATGTAATAGTGACTACTGTTCACTCAATACTTTAGATTTCTTTGTTCCAAACTTACCGATAGGGAATTTATAACCCTTGTAATAAGTGGCATCGTATAAAACCTTTTCTCGGTGCATGTAGAAGTCATAGAGTTCTCGACTTAAGACAGTCCGTACATGGACGGTCCAGTGAATCAAGTTAGTAAATGAGTTTCGTTGAGTATAGACATGAATCTGACTAAACCCAATTTCATACAGAGACTTAAGGATATGATCCCTAATTTCCGTATATTCCATGTCATCGCAGTAATATGTTAGTTCAAAGGTATGACGATACATTTCTACATCATCATCTGCACCAGAACGACCAGCACCTGCTATTTCATGGTAGACAATAGATGGATATAAGCCACTCACATTTGAATTGGCCCGAATCAACGGCACACCGCCTGTATCACGGCCAACCAAGTTGACAATCTCAGGAGAGTTAAGCAGCTTATATTGAATCAGACGCTCAATATTCATACGCCACCTCCAATCAATGACCTAATACCATCCGCCAACGTTCGTTCAATTGATGGTCCAGTTGCACTAATCGTTCTCTCAACGATTCTTCGTGGGCGAATACCAGTAGGATTACCCTTTGAATAGGTACCATCGTTGACAAAGTACATGCGCCACGCAACGTTAGAATCGTAACCGGCCTTAACAGACTTGTGCATCGTCTTGTCAGTCCGTACATTCCCAACCTTTACATGGTCTCGTGCATGCCCATAGCGAAGACCTGGACCTAGTGGAGTATTATTCACCAATGCACTCTTATAGATTTCTGCCCCTTCTCTTAGGACATGGTTTGCACCATCCCCAACCTTACGGACCGTAGTATCTAAATTCGCAATAGTTTGTTCTAACCCCTTTAAGTCAAAAGCATAACCAGACATTATCGAGCACCCCCATCTTCCAATGCTTCAGCAAGGAATCTTATCCGGTCAGATAAGCCTGAGGTGTCCCCAACAATAGATACCTGGTACATCTTTCCTCGATATTCAACACGATGAGCACTTGTCAGCTTAGTAGTATAGCGACACTCAAATTCCAATCGGTCACGTAGTATCTGTCCACCAGAGACTATCGTTTCCAACTGTTCACGGAATATGGTGATTTCGCGACACCATAGTGAAAACACCTCTTTCCAAGTGAAGACAGCTTGACCCGTTTCTGGGTCAAACTCATTCACTTGTTCAAGAACTTTCACCTTATGGCGCATATCACTAGCTTTGGCCTTCTTCATCCGACTTCACCGCCTTCTTAGGCAGAAACCGCAACGTATTGATAAGGCCCACCAGTGCACGCGGAAGATAATCCGCGTTACGGTGTTCTTCACCTAATGAATCACGATTCTCTAGCCAGTGGCCAACAATCAAGCGGATGACCGTACCAGTCATCGGATTATCCTTATGGAACGCCCCAGCACCAACCAGGAGTGCCTGGGCACCCAGGATATAGGCTTTAATCGTTGGAATTTCGTCAGGATCATATCGTTGCTCATCCGCAATTTCAGACCCCTCTACCAAGTAATCGGTAAAGGGGTTGAATTCCTTCTGAACTTCCACAGTTTCTAAGGCTTCCATCTAGGCACCTCCGCTACTATGGTAAGGTGATTTCGCAGGCAATCAATGCGTCCTTATCCAATGAGATAACATCGAATCGGTCAATTACGCGGACATCAGTACTGTTACGCAAGAACGCCTTGCCCCCAATGTCAGTAGTTGCCACTTCGTACACGCCACGGTCATACAAGCGCAACGCTTCTTTAGAATCACCGATGAAGACCGGAACCTTCTTAGTGTTGGTCTTAAGTGTCCCATTAGGTAACACCACAATTTCCAACCCTTTAAGGCGTTTCTTAGTAGGGTCTTTTACATCGTCTTCAATGTAGCCACGGCCATCTTTGTCTTCTAAGCTATCCAAGAAGTCAAAACCATCTTGGTTAGTGATGATCTTAGCCGTTGGCAAGAATGCAGCGTCCAAGGTTACGTTGATAACTTTCTTGATAGCTTTAATGTCAGCCAAGGCCACTTTAGCCCCAGTGTAAGTTGCGGCCAGCACGTCAAGAATCTTCTTGTTACGAGTAGCAATAGATTTCTTAGCAATGAATCGCGCAACATAAGCCATCAAGTTTTGGTCTGTATCTTGTAACAAGGTACGTGGAATTGGCAAGATACCACCGTAGTCTTTGATATCGTATGTCTTAGTTTCAAACTTGCCAGATTCAACTTCTGGAATTTCATCCCACTGAGCAATATTTGCGAACGGTGTGATTTCTGCTAATTTCTCGTAAGTGAAGGTACCTTTCACAACAGCAGTGAAGGTCACATCTACTAATTGGCTCAAATCAAATTGGCCTTGGCGTTTGTACTCTTGAATCAAGGTAGACACAGCTTTAGGAACGATGAAACCACCGTTTGCATCAACGCTAGATTCAAAGTGCCCCACAGTAGGCGCCATGCTAGCACGTTTTTCCATTTCGTGGTAGAGTTCCATGTCACGTTGACTCAACTTTTGACGACGGAACGCACGAATGAACGCACCTTCATATTCCTTATCTAAGTCTTCGTTGGACAGGGAACGAACCTCTGAAGAAGCTTCAGGTGTAGCGGTCTTCTCAGGCGCCCCAATTGTAGCGTAAGGGATATGTAAATTACGTTGTTCTTCCATCAATTTAATACGTTCGTTCAAGTCCAAGATCTCTTGGTTTAATGAACGCAATTCTTCCATGTTAGGGGTAGCTTCTTTTGACATGGCGTCAAATTGGCTCCGCTTAGATTGCAATAACTCTAATAATTCTCGTAAAGTCATAATATTACTCCTTTGATTTAATTTTTGGCATAAAAATAGCCGGCTACACGCCAGCTTGTTGCATATACATCTTCATGATTTCGATTTCCTGTTCACGGGCTTCTACATCACGTTGATTGTTTTCTTGTTCTTCTGCCTGGAAGTCTTCAAAACTTCTTTGAGATACGACACTTTCAGTATCTTCATAGGCAGGATAGGTCACCACAGATACATCATACAGTTGCTTGATCTTCTTGATGGTACGCAAGTAACTTCCGTCTTCTCGCTTAGACCATTCAATAGACTTAGGGTCAGGTACGAAAGCAAAGCTGCATTTAGCAATAATGCCACTTCTCATATTCGCAATCAGATCCTTAGCGTAACTTGTATCAGTAGGGCTAACCTCAAAGTACAGACCAATGTTATCCACCCTTAGTTCTAAGTTGAATCCTGCTCTCCCTAGTAATAAGTTGGCATCATGGTTAATCAATGCAACCGTATTAGACATATCTGCTTCATCTAAGCACCGTTTGTCTAAGGTTTCATAGACATGATCATCACCATAGCCAAAGTCATGACTCAGCGTGTCAAACTTCAAAGCATAGCCACTTACAATATTAGTCCCGCCAGTTTCAAGCGTTCTAACCTCAGCGACTTCACCATAAGTACGAACATCATGCTTTTTGTTCTTCAATATCATCACCTCCTTTCCCTTTGCCATTCAGAGCTTCACCAAACTTGTTATTCTGGTAAGCTTCAATATTCTTAGCAGGTGCCAAGTTAAGCGTCATGAATGGAGAATCGGCAACATCCAATTCATAAGGAGGTAATTCATTCATCGCTCGGACTTCATTGATTGTATTGATACCGTATTGCATGTTAATAGCATGTACCTTAGCCCGTGCTTCACTGTCACCGCGCAATTCGCTATCCATGTTGAATTTGACATAGTAGCCTTTGGTCCGGTATTCGTCAGTGAATAGCTTCAAGTTGAATTCTGATTCAATCTGAGTTACCCACGGTTGTAAGGTGTTCTTCACATAATCCAACGATTGGTGCTCAATGTTAGTGTAAGTAGCATTGCCCAAGTCGTTAATCTTATGAAGTGGCACCTTGAAGATGGCCGCAATTCGTTGCGCGTTGTACTTCTGAGCGTCTAACCATTGCATATCAGCCTGGCTAATACCAATCTGCTGATAATCCAAACCGGAATCAATGATACCGATTGGTTGTCCCTCATTGACCTTCCGCCACTCAGCACGCATAAGATCTTTAGCTTCTGGACTTACTTGCCCAGATGCCTTTAAGATACCTTGTGGCGACCCGCCACCCTCAATCAATTCACGATTGTATCTAGCTGCCGCATCATTGCTTTCTAATTGGACCCTTACACTGGCAATTGGTGATAGCCCCTCAATCCCATTCTTAGACATCCCCTTAATGTGGATAACTTCAAATGGAAATAGGGCCACTGGTTTGCCCATGTAAGTAGTCTGATAGAACAATTCACCGTCAGTTGATATCATCGGACGCGTTAGACTAGCCTTCATTGGCAGCAATTCCTCCGGCTTACCATCTTTCCCAAGCTTGATGTAAGCGTAGAAGTTACCATAGGTGCAAACATCCGTCATCATCAGCTTAATGAAGTTGAATGGGTTCATATACCGGTTAGGTTTCAGCCTAAGTAGCTTATGGGCGTAAGAATCAGTCACAACCTGAATGTTACGGTCTTCTGACCGATAGCACTTGAACGGAAGCTTAGCAATGTCATCACTCAATACGTTAATACATGCGTATACCGTATCGAATAATAGCGCAGTGTTTGATTCTGCTTGCAATGCCTTCACATTATTCTGGCCGAAGATTTGAAACAGAGAACCCCATCCCTTATCCAGCTCCATAGACAGGATATTTGTTGGTTCTCTACCCATCGAACGCGAACTAAACAGCTTCTCTAGCATTTATTCACCCCCTTTCTCGTCTGTTTGAAGGCATTAAACTAGCCAATTTAAGCAATATCAATCCCCAAATTATCAATGCTAGGCCCAATACAAGATAGCCAACTATCTTATGCAACATGAACCCAACTAATACCAAGAAGGCAGTGCCAATAAGCATCAGTAATTCAGCAAGTATAACCATGTTCCACCTCCTAGAATGAGAATTTTCCTGACATAACATAGTCATTGAGATTGAAGTTTTGACTGTCATACATCGCCAATGAGAAGGCGTTGATAATAGCAGCCAACGGGTCAATCTTATCCCGTGATTTTTTCTTGCTTATCTTAATGTTTTGGTTGCTATCCTCGTCCACAATGGCGTTGCCAGCAGCCCATTTAAGCAGTTTATCGTCCGCATGGTGCAATTTGCCAGAGTATAGCGCGTCTCGGAAGCCCTTTGTAGCTTCAGTAAGCCCAACAATCGTCTGCTTAACCTCAACTATCTCTACACCTTCAGATGCCAGCTCAGTGAAGAAGTAAGTACCGTTCCACATATCGACTCCAACTCTTTTACAACCATACATAGCAGATAGCCGCATCAAATCTTCCTTCAAGTAGGCATAATCGACTACATCACCATCAGTTAACGTCAATTCTCCGCGTTCCTCGAACAAGTCAAACCGTATTCTATCCCGACTCATCCGCTCATTGAACGTATTTCTTGGCATATAGGACAATTGGCCACATACATAGCGCCCTTCTTTTACGGCAACCCATCCTAACGAGGTCAAATCGACCTTAGAAGACAAGTCAATACCATAGTAGACAGAAGCGCCTTGCAGGAAGTCTTTGATATAGTCATCATCAACTACCCGCTCATTCCACTTATTCATCTTCAAGAAGCCCGTTTCCTTCTGGTCTACCCATACGTCCATGTTCTTAGTCATAAACGAACGCATCTTTTCAGGTTGATCCAGCGCTTCTTTGAGTTGGTTCCGTAAATATTCAAGACCCTTTGGATAAGTAGCAACAATCGGATTAGCCTTTATCCAGTTAGATTCATCCTTGACATCATCTCCTTGGTCCAATTCATAGATGGCCACAAATATTGTGTCATTCTCAGTATCAGTTTCAGGATTGATAATGTCCTTACAGTAACCATAGAAGGAATAGCAAGGATAAGATAAGTCAAACCCTGCAGTTGTAATGTATGCCAGCAGTGGTTGAAATCGAGATACAAACCCGGTCTCAATACCATCCACAATTTCATTCGTTTCGTGAGCAGTTCCGTACTCGTCGATAATACCAACACTAGGGTTAGTACCATCACCACGTTTTCTGGCTTCACGAGATAGCGCCTTAATAACTGAGCCATTCTTACTAAACGTAAGTTTCTTGTAAGCTTCTCTAAACTTACCTTTCAATAAATCAGCGCCATGAATCTGGTTAACAATCTCGTTGTAACATAGATCTGATTGGTCCTTAATCCAACCAGCAATGTAGATTTCTTCCATTTCGTTAGACAGAGACGCAATGTAACTTGATACGATTGCCAAAAACTGAGTTTTGGCATTCTTACGGGCCTTCTGAATGTAGACCTTACGGAAGCGTCTAGCACCATCTGCCTTGTTTTTGAAGCAGAAGATATTACATGCTTCCCACAGTTGTGAAATATGAAGTTCGATTGGCTGGCCCGCTAGCACCCCTTTAGTATGCTTAAACAACTTAGCCCATCGGTAGAATCTGAATAACTCATTCCATTCAATATAAAAAGGACAGTCCTCATCGGTTTCTGCCCTCTCAACATCTTTTAGAAATCGTTTCATACTCCACTTCATGGCCACACACTGTCTTATGGTCCCATCCAGAGAGTCATTAGCATATTGCATGACCTGTTCTTTAAGTAATGCAACTTCATTATCGAACTTCACTACAAATCACCACCAAAGAGAATCTGTTCTTCAGTGAGTGGTTCTTTCTTGTCTTCTTCCTTGCGTTTCAACTTGCTTCGACTAACCATCGTCAATCCAAGTTCCTTAGCAAGGATAGTAGCTTGAGAGAAGTACTCTTTTTGAACCTTCAGTACTGGAAGGTACTTCTTGTTGACCACACACATTTTGCGAAGCTCGACAGTTGCCTTACGATATCCTTCAACTGCAATCAGATACATGCTGAGCGCATCACCATCAACGTTTGATAAGATGCCGAACTCCTTGAACTGTTCGACAATCCAGAAGAACCTTTTATGCAGTGCGTCCGGAAGGAATTCGCTAGGTTTAATGTCCTCACAAGACATTGCAACTTCTTCCGCTTCACGTTCTGCTAGTTCAGCTTTAGTGAAGTGCTTTGCGCTACCCTCTTTTGCAAGCTTAGACGGCATTTTCGTTCTTGCCATTAAACCACCACCTTTCCTTTTATTAAATATAATCGTATTGCAGTGTTATAATATACTATTTTAGCTATATTTACCCCCAGAAAAAAATGCTGAAAAGGGAATTTTGTGCGGAGTCGCTCCCCACTCAACTCCGCAC